GTTGCCTTTTAACAGCAGCGGAAATAGGATTGTCTTTTATGTCTTTATTAAACTGATCCAACATTTTAACAGCAAAATCATACGTTTTGACTTCTACATCCATGTCCCGACCAGGCTCACCAACGCCAGGAAGACCAGCTTCTATTGAAGTAACAAAATTAGCTAAATCAGCAGGCATCATGGCTTTGAGATTATTAGCAGTATCAATATCAAAAATCATGCGCTCATAAGCAGCTCTTGCTCTATCGCCTTCTGGCCCAAAAGCATCAAGTTGAGCTTCTATCTCTGTTAGCATTTTCTGAGAAACGACACCCCCAGCAGTAGCAATATCATCTTGCTCACCAATCAATGAAACAACATTTGAAACTTTTTGCTCTCTAATCGCTGCGTTTTTGCTGTATGTTCCCTGGAGGCTTTTTCTAAAAGATTGCGTTTCTGCTAAAGTCATACCGGGGGCCGGAACTGTTTCCATTCTTTTTAAGATTATTTCTTGCTCTTCAACCGGAGAAGAATTGAAATTAAATATGTAGTTTTCTTTTATAGCGTCATTGTAAGCTTTAATTTTAAAAGCTTCGAGCTGTTTTTCCGAAAGTGATAGGCCGCCCAAAAGCTCAACAGATTTAGCAATTTGTTGTTTGATCGTTACAGCGTTTGAACCTGGAAGGATCGCGCCCTGGATAATATTGTTATATTGCAGATCCGACGCGTTAGCTGCCTTCACCTTTTGCTTTTGAGCTTGTAAGTTTACATACCAATTTGAATATCTTTCTGTTGCCTTGGTTGTTACGCCGTTTAAGTTTTCTCTTAAAACAGTCGCAGCAGTCGGGTCGATTACTCTCAGCGATTCTGAGTAACCGTCAGTAAGATCTAATAATTGCTCTTGAACCCTGGTGAATGGAGTTTCATTCCTTTCTGCTTCATTCAAAATCCGCATAGTTTCGATTTCAGCATTATTCTGTATTTCTGCTACAGCGACACGACTGCCCAGCTCATAAGCGGCACGGTCTGCAATACCAAATGCTCCGCCTTTTTCTTCTATAGCCTCAAGGGTTTCAATAGCACCCTCATCGCGCACACGTTCTTGGCCGCGAATTTCAGCAAACCTAGAAGCTTCTTTAAAAGCAAAATCGGACATACGATTAAGTTGCTGAGAAAGGTTTTGAGAATACCTTGCTTGCTCCCGCGTGTCAGCAAAGTCGATATTACCTGGCTGACGGGTTCTTACCCCTAGTCGCTGATATCGTGGAAGTTGTGCCATCGTCTAACCTAACCTAACTATATATCTGACCGGCCATGTAAGCCGCTTCGCCAACACTTGCGGCGGCGCTTACATTCGCAGTCTTCATTGCGGTTGAACCAGCAGATCTATAAATACCGCCCTGCGTATAACCTTCTCCAAGAGCAAGGGCCGCGTTGTCTTTTGCAACGGCAGCTTCCATGCTTCCCTCTGACACAGCAAACATTTGCATGGTCGCCGCAGATCCAGATGTAGGATCAACCCCACCAGCACCAGCTCTAGCAATAATTGCGGCAAGGGTTTCGTTCAATCTTTTCAAAGCTTCGGAGCCTTGCTGTTTATAGGCAATAGCTTCAGATCGGCCTTTCAACTCTGCCTGTTGCGCTTGCCGTTCATAGCTCTCTTGTTGAGCGCGGCCAACATCCCGTTGCGCACTAGCCTGCCCTAACTTACTTCCAATCGATATGGCTGTAAAAGCAGCTTCCATTTTAATTCCCCACGCTTAAACGGTACTCAAGACCGAGAACAATCATTTCCAATGGAACATTCTGGCTAATCGTAATCTGCCCCGTTCCGCTATATCCCAGCAAGCCATGCACAGTTTTTATGCCAGTGAAAGGCTCAACGGGCGAATCCAACACATCTTCGCCAAAGTTTCTGAACGAGATCTGCTTGCCGTTAATCGTCATATCCTTCGTGCTGTTCACAATAGCATCAACCTGGATAATACGTTTCTTAAAGCCCTGCACAGATCCAGAAGATAGCACCGGCTCCGCAGGCATTGTTCTAGCCGTGACCGTGTAGTTCAATCCAACCTGGTAGCTGGACGTAGCAGCCGAAGCAAAAGTAACTGTGTAAGGAGATCCTGGGACCGTCTGTTCTGGCTCCAGAACGCCATCTCTAATGATCTGGACTGTCTCCCCCTCAAGATGCTGTAACGTCACTGAGGACGCCGCTCCGCCCTCCTTAGCGCTATCTAGCGTGAGATCTGGGTCAAACTTCTCCAGCATATAATTGTCAGTGCCATCAATGGTCCGTTTAACGATCACATAAACATCTGCAACCTCGACGCCGATTGCTATGAAATCACCGTCCGTTGTGAACCGACTTGGCGCGATAACATTCTGACCGACCAAGATAGAGTAAACCGCCATCGATCCGTCAGTACCGTTGACCACAAACAGGCGATCCGACTCATCCGTAGACGCAGCCCTACGCGCCGCCATATCCACAGGGTTCTTGAGCAAGTGAGAGCTTAACGCCGATATGTTCTGTACCTGATAGGACGCTGTAGTATCGCCAAACTGGAATACGTTGATAGATTTACCCTGGCGCTGAATAAAGATTGACGCACCGTTTAGCTCTTCTATCGGAATGCCTGACTTTGCACCGAGCCTAGTTTGCGGACGGACAAAGAAGTTGGACGGTGTAATTGGCTCATTGGTCCCTTGCAGGATTACAAACTCACCACCTGTCGTAAAGATCCGAAAGTCATTGCCGGAAAACAAATTCACAATAGTGTTTAGCTGATTGGTATTAATCGTTGCCTCAACGCTCTCATCGTCAAGACCAGAGCCAGCATTGAAATCAAAGTAGTTGATTACACCAGAACCCCAGATTGTGTTGGGGCGAGACTTAGATCCGCCGAAATACAACCGGCCCTCATGGAATGCAGCAGACCGAGGCCAGCCGCGAGTGTTTGACCAAACATCCTCATAGCCATGTTCACTCTCCCAGAAACCAGCGGTAATGGCGTCCGTGTCAAAGAAGTCCACTTCCGTTACAGCCTTCATAACTGTAGGCGATACATACTCAACATATCGAGCGCGACCAAATGTGCTTGTGACTTGGGCGTATTCGCCAACGGCAGAGGGCGCAAAAGCCTCCACCTTGTAACCCGTGGTATTATCGGGAGCCGTATCCCATGCGGGGTAGACAGTCAGCACCTTAGTAGAGGCTACATAGTCCTCAACGTGCCGAGTCTGACCGGAGCCTGTGCCGGAAGTTAATGTAATGAACATACCATTTGGCTGATCGTCAGTGCTGTAACTAGAAGCCGCCTTCAAGGTAATTGTATTCGCTCCACCCGCTTGGGCCGTACCGTTGTCAGTAGTCGTCGACGAAGCTGTGATCGTGATATTGCCGGTTGACGCGCTGGGCGTAATTGTAAAATCAGGCATATGCGTATCGAAGGCATAGGCGTACTGAGGAAGGTTTGTTATAGGTAGGTTTTCCAGCGTCCAGCTTGTGTCACTGTTGCGCACAAGTCTCTTGGTTTGAAGATCTTCATGGCACAAAATAAGCGTATCAACCGCCTGGGTATAGTTAATCTCGTCCAGCATAGCGGTAGTGATGTCGGTCGCTGTAATGTAATCGTTACCAGATCCGTTAATATTCGTTTGCAAGACGCCGGCCTTAAAGACATAGATCCTTTGGTTAACAAATACTAACAGGTAGCTATCATCAACGCTAAACTCAAATGGGATTACCTTGAAATCAGTGAAGCTTGAGCCGAAGTCATAGATGAACTGCGTACCATCACGGCGCTTAAATCCGCCTTGAGGCTGAATGATTACATTCGTGGCTTCCTCAAGAGCGTTTTTGTATTGAGCTAAATCGGTACGAGCGCGGATAAGCGGATCAAGCTCGCCAACCGAGAAATTGGTTTGGAACTGCATAATCCGCATATTAGTATCTCACATCAATAAGAGAATAATCCTCAATGATCTGCGGCGGCTTACCGCGACTATCTATGTTCATTGCCTCACGCATCAAGCCACCACGGTTTGACTCACCGGGTGAGCCATATGCCAAGGCTCGAAAGTAGTCTGACTTGCTAATCTGATCGGTAATTGTAAAGGCTAACTCAGCAGCCAGTGAGGTGCGGAGAAGGCGCACAAAGTAATTTGGCATTTTGCTTTCATCGATTGTACCTTGGTAGTCGATAAAAACCTTCTCGAAATTTGTGTATAGCTGATCGCCGTAAACTTCCCACCCGTACCGGACAGGGTTCTCGCCAATACCGGCGCTTGTAAATAAGGCTAAGACGCCGGAGAGCATATCTCCCGGCATCTGATAGGCATACTTCCATTCATCGATAGGAGCAGTAGACAGCCGATTTAGCTGCACCTTTTTAACGCTCCAGCTCCATTGATAGTTTGAAAGCAGCGAGTCACGGAGATCTGGATAAAGTCGATCACAAGCCTGGGCTGAGTCAGATCCTTCTGTAAAAGAAGAAATGGGCGAAGCGCCCAACAGTATCAGAGCATCCGAGCAGATCGAGAGTGAAGTATCACCAGCAGCCATAATCGTTCTCCGTAAAGGGTAAAGGGGGCCAGTGGGTCCAGCCCCCTCTTTCTTTAGATTACTGCCGTTGTAATAACGCCAGAGGTGTTGGTGGCGACAAGCGTTTGACCGCCATCGCTGCCGTATGTGTAGATCCAATCACCAGTAGTGATAAGAGCTTCAACTGTGTTGAAATAACCAGAGCCTGCAATAGTAGCTTTGTTATCACCAGAAGATTTGTAGCTATAGATAGCTGGAGCATTGCCGCTTTTAGAAGCGCCAACTGTTGCCCAATTTGCTGTTGCGAATGCCATGTCTTATTCTCCTTATTCAGTGCAAGAAATTTTGACAATGCCTTCGCCGTCGATTGAGACGGAACCAGCAGAGAACATGGAGCTAACCAAGAACGATGTCTTTTCTGGGACATAGTTGACTTCGGTTTTCTGAGCCATCGACTCAGCATAGCCCATCGAATCTTTGTGCCAGGCAAAGCAAGTACGAGTAGAAGGCTTAGGAATGCCGCCTTCGTCGCGGTCGCCCATTGTCAAGATGTTGAAGCCCATGAACGTGTTGATCTCACCCTGGACAAGAGCTTTTACAGAAGCAAAGTCTTGGCTTGTGATTTCAGTTTCACCGAGCAAAGCGTCAAGCTGAGAAGCGTGCATGAGCAAGTTACGGCCTTCAGAAGGTACGTTCTTCTCATTCATAGCTTTCGCAGTAGCGCGGAGCTTTTCGATGTTCATGTTTGTGCCAGCACCACCGATTGTTGTTGCAACAGTAGATGTGCCAGTAGCCGCGTTCAGAGCATCGATCATGATCTGGTCCATGCGACGAGCAATAGACTTAGATACAACCTGTACCAATTCAGAACGCTCATCAAAGTTGATGTGGGACTGTTGGAAGATGTCTGAGTATTCTGCTGCAATGTAGTCTTCCATTGTCGCAGTTACTTGGCCGTATGTGACGTTAAGTGGTGTAACATCGGTTTGTGGTACGCGGAGCGTAGCTACACCTTTACCGATTGTTGGAAACTTAACAGTGTTACCGGCAACGCCGGTGCGGGTCCGCATTGTGCCACGAAGCACAGATTCGGCTTGATACGCTTGTTTGACCTCAGAATCGAAAAGATCAACAAACGCGGTTGAGACGTTAATCGCCATTTGCAAAAACCTCCTTTTGCGTTTCAATTAAACGCTTCCGTTATCCGAGGTTCCGGGCGGTCGCTTGCGCGTTATGGCCGCGCCAACCAGTAGATTACTACATCCAACGGGCCGAGCACGGTTAGCCGTTAAGGCTAAAATACACGCAAGCGATATTTATTGCAAGTCTCTATCACTTTTGCTGAGATTGGAACCACTTTTGCTCCATCTGAGTGCGCCAAGCAGCATCGCTTTGCCAGCGAGGATCAGAGATAGCAACCTGTAGATCCTGCTTTGTCATGGTCTCTTGCTGGATCGTAGGCTTAATAGGAATGTTCTCATTCGTGATTGCCTGGTGATACTTCAAGAAAGCATTGATCGCGTCAGCGTTGTTCAGTGAATATGCTATCGCCTCACGCTCAGAGTTATTCAAAGGAGCCTTCATCAAGACGCGCTCAGTCATTTGGATCTTTTCAGAAGCATTTGCCCCTAGCTTCTCCATCTCCACGCGCTGATCGTACTGTACGCTCTCTTGCTCATCCTTAGACAAGGCAAGTACACGGCCTGCAAGATCTTCGAATGCGCCCTGGCTAATCCCGTTTTCTTTAGCCCAATCCTGATATACGGCGACAGTCGGATCGTCAGAGTCCAAACCCTGATCCGCAAGTGCAGATACATCATACTCTTCCGGTGCTTTATGTTTTCCGGCTTTAAACTTTTTCTCAAGCTCTGCATAACTCTTTGCCAGCTTTTCAACATCTGGGCCGTCCTCATCCCAAAATTTTTCTGGATAATAATCTGGCCGCTCTAACGGCTCATCATCACTTGCAGCAGCAGGCTCACCCTGCGGCTCTTCATGCACAGCAACCGGCGCATCCTCTTGAGGAGTGTCCGGCTCCGCTACGTTAATCATTGGGGCGTCAGCCTCCACTTGTTCTGCCATTGCTTCAGCCATTGTTTGACCTTTCTATTCTTTTCTCAATCATGCGTACCATCTCTGCCATGCCTGTCCTTACATAGCCGAAACTCGCATCCTCTCCAGGGAACCAAGTCGGTTGCTCAATCGTTATGCTGCGCAAATGACTTAGAACACGTTGCCCCTCTGTGCTTTTAAACACCTTGCCATATAGAACGTCTATATCAGCAGCCTTCGGGCTTTCGCTTGTTGCTTGGGTTAAACCTTCCCACCCATCGGGTGAACTCATTGCATAGCCTCCATTGTTGCTCCACCATCATCAGCAGTCGGTGGCCCTTGTTCGGCCATTGCTTGCGCCTGCATCTGTTGCATCATCATTTCCTGCTCTTCCGCTGTGGTAAGCAAGTCCTGCTTGATGTTCATCTTATCGGCAATGAATGCTGTGATCCGTGGGATCGACAATGCCATCTGACCCTGTGGGCCTAGAGAGTTGGCAATCTGCATAAACTGCACGATATCGTTTACCTCTTGTAACTTCTGGGC